TAAGATTGTTGTAATTAGTAATAACGATTATTATAATTGCTATCCTTTAAGTGAAATTAACTATACTGGTCGTGCTACTAAAGGCGTAAAAGCAATTAAATTAGAAGATAAAGACTTTGTAATGAAGCTAAATGGGTGGGCGATAATACATATAAAATTACCGGTCGCGCGGTAAAAGGAGTTAAAAATGGATAAAAAATATATTGATTTATTTAAAAATTTAGCGCAAGCTACTGCTGCTTCCGCCGAAACGGTAATGGATTATGATCGTGAATTAAAAGATGAAGATGGCCTAAAAACTGCAACATTTATGCGCAATGACTATCAAGCACTTGCAGATTCACTTGGAGAAAATTATGAATTAAATAAAGGCGATGCAGCAAAGCTCCTAGTTGGAGCCATGATTATGGTTAATCAACTTCAGGACCGTCTTAATGTTTTAAAAAAAGCAATGACTGGATATCAAACTGATGTGATTCCAAAACTAAAAAAAATAGTTGATGAAGCCGAAAATGATGAAGAGGCTATCAAAATGGCAAATGAAGAATTTGTAATTGAAAATAATAATTAATTATTTGACTATTTTGAAATTTTGTTGTATAATAATAGTGTAAGAAGAGAAGCAGAGGAAGTCATGAGCCTCTGAGATAATGTGCCTCATCACAAGTCTCTTACGATTTTAATCAATGAGGTGATTAAATATGGGATATATTTATAAAATTACTAACTTAGTCAATAATAAGGCTTATGTAGGACAAACAAAACAGCCTATTGAAATAAGATGGGAAGCGCATGTATATGCGGCTTTCAGAGAAAATGATGATAATAGATATTATCTTCATCGTGCTATAAATAAATATGGTCTTGATAAATTTAAATTTGAAATAATTGAAGAAGTCCCTAATACTAAATTAGATGAAAGAGAAATTTATTGGATAGCACATTTTCACACATATAGATATGATGAAGAAGGAAATCAAGGATATAATCTAACTCGCGGTGGTAAAGGTAATTGGAAATTTGAACCAGAAACTTTGCTTCAAGCATTTTTTAATAATGATGAACATTTAGGAAATACTTGTAAAGATATTGGATGTTCTGAACCAACTTTAATTAAAGTATTGTCAGAATATAATTTACATGGTAAAGGCAGTATTATTCCAATATATCAAATATCATTAAAAGATGGAAGTATTATTAAAAAATATAATTCATGTATTGAAGCAGCAAAAATAATGAATATTGCTCATAATACTATTTGGGCGGCATTAAGCGGAGTTCAAAAGACCGCGGCAGGATATGCCTGGTGTAAAGTAGATGATTATCCTAATTTTAAACTTGAAGAACATTTAGATAATAAACAGAAGAAAATATTATGTGTTGAAGAAAATTTACAATTTAATATGATTAAAGATGCTGGCAAATGGGTATATGAAAATGGATATACGACTAGTAAAGAAGTAAATGCGAATATATGCAGAGCATGTAAAAAAGGTATAAAAGCATACGGCTTCCATTGGCAGTATGTGTATAAATAAAAAGAAATATAAAAAACAAAGTGAGGTAGATTTATATGACTATAAATAGTGAGCGCGTGCTGAATTTTTTAAAGGAACATTATGGTAATGAATATTCTAAGCAGGAGATTGCGGATGCACTAGGTATCTCTCTATCTGCTGTAATTGGTAGTATCAATCCTCTTGAAAAGAAGGGATATACCAAGATCACTCGTGAAGAGACAATCGAACTTGAGCCAGCAACTGAAACTCGTAAGGCAAAGACTAAGACTGTTAAGTACCATACTCTAACTGAAGCGGGTCTAGCTTATGATCCTATTGCTGAAGAAGCCGAAAGAGCCGCAGCAAAGCAGGCTGAAAAGGAAGCAAAGGCTGCTGCAAAGGCTGCTGCTAAAGCCGCGAAGGAAGCAGAAGCTGAATTCTAATAAAATAACGAAGCAAAATTAAAAGTAAAAGGAGAAATGTAAAATGAAAAGTATTACAGTACAGGCAGGTAATAAACTAAATCTCGCTGGTAAACTAATGGATGTCGCATTTGGCGACGGTAAACTCACAGATGGCCGTCCTTATCAGCGCGCAACCGTGACTATCCGTGTCACACAGGCGTACGGCGGAAAAGAAGAAACTAGTGATGTTCAGGTTGGTATGTTCGCGACTGAATTTACATCTACTGGTAAACAGAATCCCGCATGGAAGAGTCTAAATGATCTAAAGCTAATGAAAACTGCACAGAACGTCGGCATTGATAATGCATCTCATGTGCGTCTAACTGGTGCAACTCTACAGGAAAACAATTTTGTATCTCGTAGTGGTCAGCTAATTAATGGCTGGCAGATTCGCGGCAGTTTTGTTAATGAAGCGAAGGTTGCGGATGTTGCATCTTTCGTGACTGACATTTTCATTATGGATATGCATGATGAAGTAGACCGTGAAGGCGATACAACTGGACGTCTGATTATTAAAGGTGGTATTGTTCAGTATGGTGGAAAGCTTGACGTTGTTGAATTTATCGTTGAGCAGCCGGATACTGTTGAATATATTTCTCGTAACTGGGAAGTAAACGGTACCGTAACAGTTAAGGGTCGTATTCGCGTTCTTTCTCAGGAAGAGGAAGTACAGTCTAGTGGTTGGGGCGAAGATGTTCCCGAAACTACAACTCGTTTTGTACGCGAACTAATTATCACTACTGGTGATGATGAGTGTAAGGAAGAAGACTTCGCGTATGACCCAGTTGAGATTAAGAAGGCATTTAATGAGCGTAAGGCTGCGATTGAACAGCTTCAGATTAATGCTCGTGCCACCGCTCCTAAGCAGGGTGCGGGATCTGCCAATAGCGCAGAAGCCTCTAGTAAGAAGTATGATTGGGAGTAAGGAATAATCCTTACTTCCCATTTTCCCCGAAAGGAGGCGAGCTAAATGGCAGATATTGATATTTTCTCTCTTGAACCTTCAAAGATTTCAAGAGATTTAAAGGGTAAATTTCTATTGATTTACGGTCAGCCTAAGACAGGTAAATCTACATTTGGTAGTCAGCTACCACGCGCATTGTTTATGAACTTTGAGCAAGGAACTAACGCTTTGGCGGGTATTAAAAGTCAGCCGATTTTGCGTTGGACAGATGCGAAGAAAGTTCTTACGCAGTTGCGTAAGCCACAGGCAAAAGAAATATATGATACTATTGTGGTAGATACGGCCTCGATTGCTTGGCAATTGTGCGAGAAATATATCTGTCAGCGTGAAAATGTAGATAGTATTCGTGATGTACCTTGGGGTCAAGGCTGGAATATGCTAAGACAAGAGTTTTCCGAATTTTGGCGTGAAATTACCCTACTAGGATTCGGTATCTTATTCATCGCGCATAGTAAGGATAAGCCAACTGAAATGCGTACAGAAGACGGCGAAGCAATCACTGCTGTATGTCCAGACTTGCCGAATCAGTGTTATACAATTATCAACTCTATTGTTGATATTATCGGTTACTTACAGGTACAGATGAATCCCGATGGAACTTCGGAAAGATTCCTATACACTCGTTCTACTCCTACTATTTTCGCAGGAAGTAGATATCAGTATCTAGCGCCTAAGATTAAGTTTGGTTATCAAGAGCTAATAGATGCAATTGGTGATGCTATTGATATGGCGGTAGAGAAAGACGGTGCAGAAGTAACCGACCATACTGAAATTGCTCAGATTAAAGATCGTCCATTCCAAGAAGTTATGGCAGAAGCAAAAGAAGTATGGATTAAATATCTCGAATCTGGTGAAGAAGAAGAGAAGGATCAGCGTTTGGCTATTATGAAAGATATCGTTAAAAGAGTTTTTAGCTCCGAAGATTTTAAGATCAGTCAAGCAGTTCCTTCACAGAGTAGCTTAGTTGAATACTTTATTGATGAAGTAAAGCAATTAATGTGATAACCGATTTTCACTTATAGCAAGGCGCCTCTTGGGAGTTAGGCGCCTTGTTTTTATTTGACTTTTTTTTAAATTTATT